GCTTAAAATCGCCAGCAATGGGTAGAAAGCTATCGAGCCTGGGTGAGGTCCGGCTCGTGAAGGAAAAGGCGCTCGCCAAATTGCGCGTCCTACAAGCCGGCTCGCTCGAGGGCCGGTTACTGGACCGCGATCTGATCGAATCCGCCTGGGCGACGGCATTCGCTTCGCTGCGGGATCGCGCCCTGGCCATGGCCGACAGGATCGCGCAGCGTGGCGCGAATAAGTCTGCCGAGGAGTTACGCCAGATCGTAAGCGAGGAAGTAAGGGATCTCCTCGAAGCGGTAGCCAGTGGCCACTTTTGAGGAGCGGACCTGGGAAGTCTTGCGCCGCGCGGCCGCTACCGCCGCGCCACCGCCGGCGCTGTCAATCTGCGAGTGGGCCGAAGGTCACCGAGTCCTGGGTCATTCGAGCCGCCTAAGCGGGCCCTACCGCGTCCGGGCTACTCCCTACTGGCGCGAACCGCAGGAATTGATGTCGCCGCGCTCGCCCATCCAGCGGATCGTCATCCAGAAAGCCGCCCAGTGCGGAGGGACCGAAATCGCCCTGAATTGCATCGGCTACTACATGGCGATAGCAGCCTCGCCTATCCTCTGCGTACAGCCCACCATCGTCATGGCGCAGAAATTCAGCCGCCAAAGACTGAACGAGCTACTTGGCCTATCGCCCGCGCTCGCCGAGCTCATGACCACTCCGCGCGGAGGCGAGCGCTCGAATTCGCTTCTGATGAAAAGCGGCCGCAACGGAGCGCTCCTGATGCTGGCCGGCGCCAATGCGCCCAGCGCCCTACGCAGCCTGCCGGTCAAAGTTTTGATCTTGGATGAAGTCGATTCCTATCCCGGCGACGTCGGCGGCGAAGGCGATCCGGTACTCCTGGCTTCAGCCCGCACCGAGTCCTTCGGCTCGCAGAAAAAGATCCTCGCCATTTCCACGCCCACCATCCGCTTCGCTTCCCGGATCGAGAGCCTGTACGAAGTGAGCGACCGCAGGCGCTATCACGTTCCTTGCCCGCTCTGCACCGGCTGGATCACCCTGGAATTCGAGCGGCTCTACCTCGAAGCGGATCGCGCTTTCCATCGCTGCCAGATTGGCGGAGGCGGGATCCCGGAAACCGAGAAGCTCTCTCTGATCCAGTCGGGCGAGTGGCGGGCCACGGCGGTAGCCAGCGACCGCTCCACGGCGGGCTTTCACATTTCCCAGGTGTATTCGCCGTGGACCGAGTGGCGGGATCTCCTGGCGCGCCACGAAGCGGCCAGGACTCCGGAAACGCAACAGGTCTTCTCCAACTGCTCGCTGGGCCTCAGCTGGACCTTGCCGATACTGGAAACGCCCGACGCTGATATCCTGCGCCTTCGGGCCGAGCCGTACCCAGAAGGGATCGCGCCAGCTGGCAGCTGCTTCCTGACCGCAGGCGTGGACGTCCAGCCGGATCGCTTGGAAATTGAGATTGTTGCCTGGGGTCGCGACTTCGAATCGTGGTCCCTGGGCTACTACACCATCCACGGCAGCACCGATCTTCCGGAAATATGGAGCCAGCTGGATGCTCTGCTGCTCCGCTCCTGGCCTCACGCGAGCGGCCTGCCCATGTCGCTCCAGAGCGTGGCCATCGATGCGGGCTTCGCTACTCCGGAGGTAGCTCAGTTCTGTCGGCCACGCCACTCTCGTCGGATCTTCGCCACCAAGTCTCTCGCGGGCGGCTGGTCGAAACCCATCTGGCCGCGCAAAGCATCCTGGACGAAGGGCAAATATGCGATCTATTCGATCAGCGCCGATGAAGCGAAGGCGTGGGTGGCATCGCGCCTGCGGATCGAGCAGCCTGGAGCGGGCTTCGTGCATTTCCCGGTCACGCGGCCGCGGGACTGGTTTGAGATGCTGACCGCCGAGCGGCTGGTGATCGACAAGGGCGGCCGGCGTTGGATGAATCCGCTGCGGCTCCGCAACGAAGCCGCCGATTGCCGGATGCTGGCCGTGGCCGCGCTCCACGAACGGCTGCTGGCAGGCCTGAACTTGAACGACTGGTGCGAAAAGTTTGAAGCGCTGCTCGCTCCGCCCGTGCCCGTCCCCGGAGCGCGGCCCAACGGTTCCCCGGTCAGATCGAAATTCATGGACTTTTGAAAAATCCCGTCGTATGCTGACTGTGATCCTCGGGCTTGCGGGCTCCGGGACGCGAAAAAGGAGTTTTCCCGTTCGTGTCTACCGCGCCTGACGAATCCAAACCAGTTTCGATCAGCCTCAATCTCAATACCACTGATAGGCGCGACACCGTGTTCCTGGGCACGTTCCCGTTCAACGCGGCCATCCGGGAAAAAATCAACGAGGTGATCGATCGGGTGCTCGCCGAATGGGTGGAGGATCAATGCAAGCCAAATCAGGAGTGACTATCGTCAATGCCGTCGCCGCGAACGATGGCAGACTGGTGGTGACCGTCGAATGGCCGGATGGCCAGTTCCGTGTCCTCGACCGCGACGAGGCCGTGCTTCTCAGCCTCAGTATGCTCAATTCAGCGGGACGGCTTTTCGCCACCGTCGATGAATTCTCCCAGACCATCGAGCAAGCCCGCACTCAGATCGAGCCCCTGCATCCCTCCTCGACCCTCCAATGAACGCCACGCCCAGCATCGGAGTCGAATCGAACGGGAAGCCGCCCGTCGCGGTCGCGGTGTCCGTCGCGCCCATCGCCGACCGCGTGGTGGTCCACTATGGCGACGAACACCTCGGCTTATCCGAGGCCGATGCGCTGTTGCACGTCCAGGAATTGCTCGATGCCGTCCAAACCCTGCGCGACTATCGCGGCCAGACGAAACAATGAAGTTCCCCGCCACATTGACGCGGATTCCTGGGCTCGTCCGGCAGGCCTGGGATCTTTGGTGGAGCGGCGGGCCTGCCGGATCTTCAACCGGCATCTGGGCCTGGGACGCCAGCAAATCCGGTTCACGGCTTTCGAAGTGGTGGCCGCCGCGCACCGATTTCGCGACGATCCTGTCGCCCGCCATCTTGAAGGCCCGCGCCCGCGACAGCGACCGCAACAACCCGTGGGCGCATCGCGCCGTGAACCTGCTGCGCGATTACGTGATCTCCACGGGCGTCGTGCCGATGGTGGACATTGCCGACAGCGAACTGCGGGCTCGAGTGCACCGGCTGTGGAGCGACTGGTGCGAAGTGGCCGACTTCACCGGCAGGCACAGTTTCTACAGCCTGCAGGCGCAGGCCTTCCGCTCGTGTCTCATCGATGGCGAAGTGATCGGCATGATCAGGCCGGGACCGCAGTTGCAGATTCAGATTCTTGCCTCTGAATTTCTGGATTATTCGCGCGACAACGCCGAGAACATCATGGGCGGCATTCAGTACGACGCCGAAGGGCGACGCGTGGGCTATTGGCTGTACTCGAAGCATCCCGCCCAGCCGCTGAACCCGGTTTCGGAATTCGTTCCCGCCGACCGTGTGATTCATCTCTACGCGCCGCTGCAACCCGGCTTCGAGCGCGGTGTGAGTTGGTTGAGCCCTGCCTTGGTGGCGCTCTTCGAATTGCAAACTTTTCTCGAAGCGAGCCTCGTGCGGGCCAGAACAGGGTCGCTGTTCTGCGGTTTCGTCAGATCCGCCGATGGCACGCCGGTCTTGATCTCCGACACCGGCGACACTACCTTCGAGCCTGGGTCGATGGCGCGCCTGCGCCCTGGCGACGAAGTCACCTTCAGCACGCCGCCCGATCCCTCGCAGTCGTTCGCCTCGTTCGTCAACACGCAGCTCAGGGCCATCTCTTCGGCCCTGAACCTGCCCTACGAATTGTGCACCGGCGACTTGAGCCAGGTCACGTTCGCTTCGGGCCGCGCGGGTTTGTTGGCCTTCCAGCGCACGTGCGATGCGATTGTCCAAATGTTCGCGCACCAATTCTGCCGCCCAGTTTGGCAGTGGTGGTCGCGCATCGAGGTGGCCAAGGGCAATTTGCCGGAGGAAATCCTGGCCGCGCCCGTGCGCTGGACGGGCGTGCCGATTCCCACGCTCGACTCGCGCATGGAAACGCAGAGCACAGTGCAACGGATCCGCGCGGGCCTGATGTCGCGCACGCAGGCCGTCCGCGCCACGGGCGTCGATATCGAATCGCTCGACAGGGAGATCGCGGCCGACAACGCGAGGGCCGACGAGCTGAGCTTGGTCCTCGACAGTGATCCGCGCAAAGTGAGTCAACAAGGCATGGAGCAACC